ATGGCAGAAACACTACAGATGGGAACAATGTTTGCACCAGAGGTGGTAGCAGATCTATTTAACAAAGTAAAGGGACACTCAACACTTGCTCAGCTATCGGGGCAGATTCCAGTAGCATTTACAGGAAGTGACATCTTCACATTCTCGATGGATAGCGAAGTAAATCTCGTTGGAGAAGGTGGCAAGAAGGGCGCAGGTGGCATTAAAGCTGAACCTGTTAAGATTGTACCGCTTAAGGTTGAGTACGGAGCTAGAGTATCTGATGAATTCATGTATGCATCAGAGGAGAAGCAGCTCGATATCCTAACTGCGTTTAACGACGGTTATTCCAAGAAGATTGCACGTGGCCTTGACATCATGGCAATGCATGGAGTTAATCCTAGAGATAAGCAGGTATCTTCGCTAATCGGGACAAAGAGCTTTGATACTGCAACAGGTGTTACAAAGGTAGATTATATAGCTGGAACTGAAGAGGCTGTGCTTGAAACAGCAGCTGCAGCAATCGGTGAGTATGATGTAACAGGATTTGCTCTATCAAAGACATTTGGAAGTGAGCTTGCAAAGATTAAGGTAAATGGAGTGCCACAGTATCCAGAGTTTAGATTTGGTGCTAGCCCTGGTGCTCTTGGTGGCACTGCGTGCGATGTAAACAGCACAGTTTCGTTTGCAAACAAGGCTGTTGGATACGTAGGAGATTTTGCAAATGGGTTTAAGTGGGGATTTGCTAAGGATATTCCACTAGAAGTTATCCCTTACGGTGATCCTGACCAGACAGGAAAGGACCTCAAGGCATACAACCAGGTGTACCTCAGAGCTGAGACTTATATCGGCTGGGGAATCCTAGATCCATCCGCGTTTGCTAAGATTATTAAGAAGGACTAGTAACATGAGGTATAGAAACACAATAAGCGGAGAAGTTATTGAAGTCGATGCACCAATCAGCGGAGAATTCTGGGAAGATGCAGACGAAGCAGAAGCTAGAGAAGCTGCTGAAGAGGCTGATGCTGAGGATTCTGAAGAGGCTGAAACTGAAGATGATGAAGCTGATGAGCCTAACAAAAAGGGCGGAAAGAAGGCTTAGAAATGAGCAACTACGCAACTCTTGAAGATATCAACAAGATGTGGCGAAATTTGTTACCGAAAGAGCAGGAGCGTGCAGAAGCGCTCCTGCCTATTGTTTGTGACACGCTTAGGCATGAGGCAAGCTTAACTGGAAAAGATTTGGACAAGATGATTGAAGCATCACCAATTCTAGGGAGCATTGCCAAGTCGGTGACAGTAGACGTAATCACAAGAATGCTACTATCATCTACAACTAATGAACCGATGACACAATTCTCTCAATCGGCGATGGGATACACAACATCCGGGACGTACTTAGTCCCTGGCGGAGGACTATTCATCAAAGATGCAGAACTATCCAGGCTAGGGCTAAAAAGGCAGAGATTAGGAGTGATTGACATATATGGAGATTAAAGGAATTACCGTAACACTATATGAAAAGTTTGTTACAGGCAAAGATAAATTTGATACAGACATATATGAAGAGCATGCTGTCAACGTTGAGAATGTACTTGTTGCACCGGTAACATCTGATGATATCACAACAGAAAGATCAATTAAGAGCGATAAGGTTATCTATAAACTAGCAATCCCCAAAGGTGATACACATACCTGGACGGATTGCCTTGTTGAATTTTTTGGAAAGAAATTCAAAGTTGTTGGTGAACCTATCGAAGGGATAGAAGAAATGCTTCCGCTATCGTGGAATAAACAAGTGCAGGTGGAATGTTATGACTAAGTTTCAGCTAAACAGAAGTGGTGTAAGAGAGTTATTGAGGTCTGATGAGCTTATGGCAGAGTGTAGTAAACACGCAAAAAGAATTCAGAGCAGATGCGGTGATGGTTATGAAATGACAACACATGTTGGAAAGAATCGTGTAAATGCATCTGTGCACGCAAAAACCATTAAAGCACGGAAAGATAACTCGAAAAACAATACACTTCTTAAAGCTATGAGAGGTTAATGATGGTTGAGTTAACAGTTTTTGAATGGCTGAAAAAGAAGTTACCTGGCATTAAGGTGTATATTGAAGAACCTAAAAATGCTGGTGATAAGTTTGTTCTAGTCGAAAAAACGGGCGGCACTGAATCTGTAGGACTAAACACGGCAACATTTGCCGTACAAACTTATGGGAAGACACGGTATGAAGCTGCAGAGCTGAATGAAAAGGTGAAGGAAGCCATGTATAAGATGGCAGGACCTGATAGTGTTGCAACTAAAGTTGAACTCAATTCAGATTATAATTTCACCGATTTAACGACTAAGAGATATAGATTTCAGTCAGTATACGATATTACTTATTACAATTAGGAGGAATACAAATGGCAACAAATGTAAATGCAGCATATGTTACTGCGGGAAAGCCAAAAGTAGGTGGAGCTATCTGGAGAGCGCCAGTAGGAACACCGATTCCAAGTGATGCAAAAACAGCACTTAATGCAGCGTTTAAGTCACTTGGATATATTAGTGATGATGGTGTTAAAAACGAGAACAAGCTAGATACAGATGATGTTAAGGCTTGGGGCGGAAACACCGTAGCATCTCTGCTCAAGGAGAAGACAGATAAGTTTGAAGTAACGCTCATTGAGGCACTTAATGTAGAAGTATTGAAAACTGCATTTGGTAGCAAGAATGTAACAGGAACATTAGATGATAAGGTAGTGATTAAATCAAACTCATCTGAAACAGAAGATGCAATCTATGTTATTGAAACGGTACTTAAGGGAGGCTATATCAAGCGAATTGTAGTACCTGCCGGAACGATTTCTGAAGTAGGTGAAGTTGAGTACAAGGACGATGCAGTAATTGGATACGAGTTAACAATTACCGCAAAGCCTGATGCGACAGAAAACACGCATTATGAGTATATTGAGAAAGCGTAAGGGGTAATTTATGGCAGATAAGAAATATGTTAGTGGCTCGACCAAGAGCGGTTTTATTTTCAACATCGAAGTAGCTCGTCTAGATAATATGGAATTAATAGATGCACTCGCAGAGCTAGATAACGATCCATTGCAGATATCTGTTGTTATCACACTGCTACTTGGCAAGGAAGATAAAAAGAGGCTGTATGATCACGTTAGAACAGAAGATGGAATGGTTCCAAGTGAAGAAGTTGAAAAAGAACTCAGTGAGATATTTACATTGTCACAAGAGCTAAAAAACTAATCTGCCTTGCTAGCTTCATTAATGTTGATGAGGATGCATTAATATGTGACTTTGTAGAGACTTATCATATATATGATTATCGTGCTCTCCCGGCAAGACTTGCAGCCAAGTTGGCAGCCGGATTAAAAGACTCAAGCAGAATAAAAATTAAAGTATCGGGACTAGTGGTAGCTCCCGATACTTTTTTATTAGCATCGATATTTGACATTGTAAATCTGCTGTTGTGGTCTCGTACGGAGGATGGAGAAAAGGGAAGAAATCGCCCTACAAGAATATCAGCCAACATGGTGAGTGAATTTGCTAGTGAAAAAATAAATACTCGCGAAACACTTATATTTGACTCTGCAGAGGAGTTTGAGGCAGCAAGGGAAAGATTCAGGAGGGATAAATAAATGGCAACGGAATTAGGAAAAGCATATGTGCAGGTTATCCCATCCGCAAAAGGCATTGGAGGGATGCTTAAAAAGTCGATGGGCGGCGATATGGATAGTGCTGGCACATCGCTTGGAAAAGGATTAGGAAGCAAGATAAAAGCAGCGATAATTGCCGCTGGAATTGGAAAAGTATTAAAAACTGCGATATTCGAGGGAGCAAAACTAGAACAGTCGCTAGGCGGTGTAGAAACACTATTTAAAGGGTCTGCTGGCCGAGTGAAGAAGTATGCGGCAGAAGCATATAGAACTGCTGGGATGTCAGGAAATGAATACATGGAAAATGTTACATCATTTTCTGCAGCTATGATTAGCTCCTTGGGAGGAAATACCAAGAAAGCTGCCAAACTATCAAACCAAGCAATTACAGATATGTCTGATAATGCAAATAAAATGGGAACCGATCTCAGTATGGTTACTCAGACATATCAGTCATTGGCACGTGGACAGTACCAGATGCTTGACAATCTTAAGTTAGGTTATGGCGGTACTAAAGGTGAGATGCAGAGGCTGTTAAACGATGCCGAAAAGCTCACCGGTAAGAAGTACGATATCAGCAGTTTCTCAGATGTAACTCAGGCGATTCATGCTATTCAAACGCAGATGGGAATAACCGGCACAACAGCTAAAGAAGCGGCAAGCACCATATCCGGTTCGTTCAACATGATGAAAGCTTCTGCAAAAGACTTCCTAGGCAACTTAACGTTAGGAAGGGATGTAAGCAAGTCAATGGAGAACCTTGTTGCATCTACAGGCACATTCCTTAGCAATCTATTACCAGCATTAGGAAATATCGCGAAGGGACTTGTAAATGTAATTGGCACTACATTTCCGCAGATGTTCAGTAAGATAGGTAATAGCCTTGGGGCAAGCATGCCAGGACTTATATCAAAGGGATTAACTATGGTTACCCAATTCACAGCAAGCTTAAGAAAAAATGCTGGAAAGTTTGTTAGCGCTGGTATGGAGATGCTTTTGAAACTAGCGCAGGGATGGGCAAATTCTATGCCTGTGATGATACAAAAAATCCCACAGATAATAACCAATATTGCGGGCCTTATAAATGATAATGCTCCGAAGATAATGATAACTGGTGGGAAAATTATCATTACGTTAGTCAAGGGGTTAATTAATGCAATTCCTACATTGATAGCAAATATACCTCAAATATTGAGGGCAATGTGGAATGCGTTTACAGCATTCAATTGGATGAGTCTAGGCTCAACTATGATAAGTGGAATAGCAGGAGCATTAAGAAGTGGAATTGGCTCACTGTTTAGTGCAGCACAGAGCTTATGTGTAACAATAGTTAACGCATTTATCAACTTACCTACAGTGCTGTTTAATGCAGGTGCAACAGCAATCGTACACTTAATTCAAGGTTTTAGATCTGCTTGGGGAGTAATTACTAGTATTGGCGGTCGTATTGTTGTTGCTGTAATATCGGGACTTGTAAGTCTTGCAAGTCGTATGTGGAGTAGTGCAAAGAGTGCTGCGTCAAGAATGCTTAGCGCATTTAGAGCCGTAAGCTGGGGAAGCGTTGGCACACACATCATATCTGGAATAATAAGAGGTATTGCTGGCGCAGCTGGTAAATTATTTTCCTCGATGAAGAATCTTGCCTCGAAGGCGCTTTCAGCAGCTAAAAAGGTGCTGGGGATTAATTCTCCATCAAGAGTATTTGCTGCAGAGGTTGGAAGATGGATTCCTGCAGGTATAGCTGTTGGAGTAACCAAAAATTCAGGAATATTAAGTAGTGTTATGGATGATACTGCAAAGAGTATGACAGCTTCATTTAATCCAAATCTTGTACGTAATGCGCAGATTAGCTGGAGCAGAGCAACACAGAATAATGCTGCAAATCAAACAGGAAATGTTGTGCAGAACATCAACATTTACCAGCCTGTAAAGACTCCTGGAGAGACGGCAGAAGCTATAAAGAATACAGCTAAGTATGCATTTGCGGGGGATTATATATAAATGAGGAATAAAGGATATTGTGTTAGAGCCATCCGTAGTGATGGCTTAACATTTAATTATGAAAATGATGATTGGATGATGACATCGCTTGAGGGAGCAGAGTTTCCTCAAATTGAAGTATTTACCGAGGCTAAAGGAATCGGTGATGGTGATTTAATAACTGGGCGACGTAAAGGATCTAGAACGATAGAAGTTGCCACAGTTCCTAGAAATTATGATGATGGAGATTATCGAGAACTGCGTAGAGCGGCACTGTTCTTTCACAACCCTGCATTTACCTATGATGTTGAAATAACATACATGGGAGATGTCAAAATAGCAAAAGGATGTGCAATTAAAGGACTGACATTTCCAACAGAAAGGTATCGAAAAAATGCATCGCTAAAAGTATCCTATCTATCGCCTTATGGCGAACTTTTTGCCGTTGGAGAAGAACAATCGAACTTATCTAGTGTAACAGCAAGATGGTCAGTTACAAGAGCTTACACATCAGGTAAGAAAATGTTGTACTCAACCGAAGATAGATCAGATAGTGTATTGATAGAATACGAGGGAACAGCAAAAACAAATCCTGTTATTAAAATCATCGCAGATGGTTATGTAAAAGACTTAGTTGTAAAGGTTGGAGACGCAACATGTGTTGCGGAAGTAACTTTGAAAAAGGGAGATATCGTAAGCATCGATGGTTCCAAAGCATATGCAACACTAAATGGTGAGATGATAAAGAGTCCCGTGGACTATAGGAATTTGAAGATTGTACCAGGTGCAAATTTGATATCTATAACATCACCGAGTGGTACAGCATTTAAGTCTAAAATCACATATACAGGAAGGTATGATGGCATATGATCAACTTTTATGACAAAGCTATGAATCCACTGGAGCCAATTGAGTTTATCGAAATCACATGGAATAGAAAGTGGAATGAAGCTGGAGATTTTACGATATATACCATTGCAAGTGAATGGAATGACAAAATTAAATATGTAAATATAGATGGTCGTCCAGAAACTGGCATTGTAAAAAAGACTGTTATTGAAGAAAAAATAGAGGGAACCTTTGTTACTGCAAAAGGGTATTTTCTAGAAAAACTGCTAGACCTTGTACAAGCAAGAGAAGACAGCAACGCATTTGCAAAAGCAGCAGATCACACAGAGTGGGAATTCTGGGTAAGCCTCGAAATAGATGCACACGTTCTAGCCAACAATGTAATTGGGTTAACACATCAACCTAGACCATCATTTCTTGGAGGTATTCACCCGGCAGACGGAAGTCCTTGGCCAGATGAAGTCGACCTTTCTATAAAGCAGGGTGACAACATAGGGGAAGCTCTACGCAATTACTTATTGTTACACAACATGTCTCCGATAATTGAAATCAGGAAGTGGCCACTCGCATCTGAACTAGACAAGTGGCTAATGAATCCAGATGAGCCACACTTCACTTATCTTATTGGACCAAAAGTAGGTAGAGATTTAAGCGATAAAATTATTTTTGGTAAAGGATATGAAAACGTATCCAGAGTTGAATATCAATATGATGATAGCGATGCTTTCCCATATTATCAAATCTTCCAAACTATGGAGACAACAGGATTCGCAAATGAAGCAATAATCACAGATGAAGGGGGCAATAGCAGGGGTAGAATTACAGAATTCTATATCGATGAGAACAACAGACCGATAGATGTAGATTATTACCCTAAAAAAGTAATTGAGGGTAACGTGTCAGGGATTGAACTTAAGCCTGTGAACGAAGCACAAATAAGAGAGCAAATGCGGCAGCAAGCCAAAGTTGATATGCTTAATCATTATAAGCAAGAAACAATAGTAGCAGATATTATTCAGAATAATATTTATTATCTAGATGATTATGATATCGGCGATTTATGCAGTATCTCATTTGATGAAATTGAGCAAACATTTAAAGCTCGAATTGTAGAAGTTAACGAAACATATAGCAAAAACAGACTGGAATTAAAGATTACATTTGGCACACCTAGAAAAGCCAAGTATATTCCAGTCAGCATATAGGAAGGAGGGCATATGATAAGTTATCCATTTATATCAAAAACTACACCATCTGATCCATATGGGGATAGAGCGATTGACCATAGGATGGAGCGCGCATTTAATAAAATGTGCTGGAGTAATGGTGTGTTTATGACAAGTGCAGATGGCAGTAATTTGCAGGTTGTAGCAAACGGAGGAATGACAGTAAGTGTAATGCCTGGAGGCTGTCATATCGAAGGAACAAGAGGATATGAGCAAAACAAGCGGAATATATCTATCAGTGCTGCGCACACCTCGCTGAAGAGGATAGATAGAATTGTTGCAAGGATGGATGATTCTGATAGTGTAAGAAGCATTGAGATTTATAAAAAGGAGGGTGTATCATCTACGACTCCAACGGCTCCTGAACTTGTGAGAGAATCAAACTACTACGAGATTGCACTTGCTGACATATACGTTATGCCAGGAGCGACAGAGATAACCAATGCTAACATTGTTGATACAAGGCAGGATAGAGATTTATGTGGAATGGTTATTCCAGCGTTCCCAACACCGATGAATCTAGATGCGATAACTACTCAGTACATTACATTGCTGGAATCTGCTGTTAATAACACTGCAGCTGGGAACTTGCAGAACAAAATTGATGCACTGAGAAGCGATATATCTAAGGCAAACGTTAATATGACCGATGTGCATATCAACAACGCATCGTTAGAGTCTGAGCTTGTTGCTTACTTCGGTAGCAGCATAAGAGTATAGGAGGTGGAAATATGATAAGTCTTAATAACACGCTCACAGCCATCATGGATAAATTTAAGAGTATCGATGCGGCGGACACTGGCATCAGGACAAAGGTTATAACTAAAACTATCAACATCAAGAAGGGAATAAACTCTCTCGGAAGTGTTGGTATCGAGGTGGATAAAATCATCTCAATTAGTGGAGCAGTGCAGTATGCGAACTATACGTTGCCATTATCTTATCCAATGCTTAACTACGGTAGCGGAGGTTATATCGAGTGGGGATTAGCTACAATTGTTCGTTCCGGGAGTCTTGAACTTGTATCAGGAGCTGAATGGAATAATTGTAAAGTTAAGGTTGTTATCTCCTATATGGGGGGGTAAAACGCTGTAAATTTAAGGCTTTCAAGCACTTTGCAAAACTAATAAAGATGGGAGGTGTCGCATAATGATATCTCTAAACAAATTTATGGCAGAAGTAAAGAATAAGCTGAAGAGGCTTGAAGACAAACGTTATGTAAAAGACAGCCTGTCCTTGAGTGGAACATGGACAGCTCCACATGACGGAATCGTTACTTGTAGCGGAAGAGCAACTGCTGCAGGTGCATATTTATTTTGCAAAGATTTAACAGAAAATGAATATGTTGGATTGTGCACAATTGCGAATAATCAGCAGTATGGCTCTGTTTGCTTTGCTGTAATTAAAGGGCGCAGCTACAGCTTCTTACACAGCAATTGGGGTGAGCAACGCAACGTGTACATTCATCAGAATTAGGAGGAATCAAATTGTTAGATTGGACAAGCATAGTAGTAGCTTGTGTATCAGCACTTGGAGCAGGCGGGGGTTCGCTTTATGGTATTCGCAAATCGAGCTGCTTAACTGATTACAAGATAGACAAGCTGACGGAAGAAGTTAGGAAGCATAACGACTTCGCATCGAGAATTCCTGTAATCGAGGAAAGACTCGAGGTGGTGAAGCATCGACTAGATGATCTAGAAAAAAATAAATAAGTTAGTTAGCCGGGCGAAAGCTCGGCATTTTTATTCTTGAAAGGAGAAAAGAAAAATGAATTTAGAAGTTATATCAAAACTATTTATCCCGATGGTGCTCGTACTGTGCCTCTGCCTGGGATACTTAATGAAGAACTGGATGCCAACAGACAACAAGATTATACCAACAGTACTATTCGTCATAGGAGCTGTCTGCGGTGTTATCTGCCTGGGTATCAACTTCGAGGCAGTTGTAAGAGGCGGTTTGACGGGACTAGCATCTACAGGTTTACACCAATCATTTAAACAGTTTATAAGCAATCCAAAAGTAGGTGGTGAATTTAATAAAATGAGCAGCGCAGAGCTGCATGAGGAGTTAGATCCAACAGATGCACCACTAGAAAATGCGGAGGGCTAATCATGGCAACAGGTAATCAAGTAATTAATTATGCTAGGCAGTTTCTAGGCGAAAGCTCTGCTAGATTCAGCGATTGGTACTATGGCTCGCAAAAATATCGTGCTTGGGCATGGTGTAATGTCTTCGTGTCGTACATCCTTCAACATTGCGGAGTGAACTTCCAGAAAACCGCCTATGTTCCAGCAGCAGAAAGCTGGATGGACTCCCATTACAAGTGGGTTAAGATGAGCGAGGCACAACCAGGTGATGTAATTATTTTCTGCTGGAGCGGAGAAGGTAATAACACAGGTAGAGGCTCACGAGACCATATAGGATTCCTTGTAGCTAATAACGGCAACGGAACCTTTACCACTATAGAGGGCAACACCAGTGGTAGCAGAGTTGCAATCAGGACGAGGTCAGCGAAGAATATACGTAAGATTTTCCGCCCGACATATGACGGTGTATCAGCTCCGACAACCTCCGCACCAACACCCGCGCCAGCTCCACAAGCTAGTAATAAGGGACTAGGACTGTACACAGTAACCGCACCGCTAAACTGTAGAAGTGGTGCAGGTACAGGATTTCCTGTAATTAGAACATATCCAGCAGGCACACCTATTCGAGTGCTTAAGATAGAAAATAACTTCGGCTATAGCTCTGGTGCTGGTGGTTGGCTGTGTATGGACTTTTTGAGACCGCAGTCAGGAGCAGCGAGCGCACCTGCAGTAAGTAGCTCTGGTCGTGCTCTAGGAATGTATCACGTGAACGCAGCTGGCGGACTGAACGTAAGGTCGGGACCTGGTACTGGTTATAGACGTGTTAACTTCTTGAAGAATGGCACTCCACTCCGCATCCTCAAGGTTAGCGGTGATTGGGGTTATTCCAAGGGCGCAGGTGGCTGGGTACACCTGGGCTACTGCAGAAGAGGGTAAGGCGATGTCAATATTCCAAGACTTAGGTGTATTCTTTAGCGAGGCACATTATACGGCCGTGCTAGACGCAATAGGCTGGATGATGTTATGAGATTGAGAGGGGTAGCTCCCTCTCTTTTTTTATTGCTCTGTACACGAATCATACACGAATAATATAAAATTCATCTTTTTGCATACAGCATTAAATAGCTATAAACGTTGATAAATACACATTTTAAATCAATTGAATTTACTTAAAATCAATATAAAAAACTCCCACCGCCTCCACCAAAAATCGGCTCTGGTCATAATTGGCCGGAGCTCTTTTTATTAAGGCAATAACGAGATTTATATTCGGATTCTTACTGCTTGGATAATACCCGTGGCTCTGGAGCTACATGCTGTGCTCAATTTGGAGTGCGGCTATTTTTATTAGCTTGATATGGCGAAAAGGATATTACCATGTAGGAAGCGTCTTTGTTCTTGATAGATACATTAGTAGCATCACCTTCGACTTTGCCGCAGGTTGAACTCATAATCTTCATCTGCTTTGATTTTGATAGCTTCGAAAATTTATCCAATTCATAAGTCTTGACGATAGCTGATCTAGAGTTGTCAGCTGTTTTCACCACAACTTTGATGTCCGTAGCATTTGTTACGCGATCTTTATCTGCTGTTGGTCTAGATGCAATCTGCAAGATGGCAAATATAAGAAGTAAAATTCCAACAAATATGAATGTAAAGCTAAGTGGCTTACGATAACGACGGTTAGTGTTTGATGACAT